GCTGACCTTGCGGCGCGCGCGGCGGCCGGGGAATTTTTGTGGTGAAATCTCGCGTGGTCGTGGGCGCTGCGGTTTCCCCGCGCCCAAGATGCAAGTCCAGGTCGTTGTGGCGACGAGTACACCCGCTGATCCATACGCGCTAGAAGCGGACTTCGAGCGGGCGGTTGTCGCGCTGGCGGCGACACGGCGGCGCTTCTGGGGTCGCGTGGGGCACGCGCTCGATCCGGATCTTCTCGGGGATGCCAACGCGCGGTTGGCGTGCCGTGCGATTGCCGCCATTGCCAAGGATCTCGGGCACGGTCCCGACAGTGCCTTGCTGGTCGTGCAGCGGTTGCGGCGCTGGCGCGACGAAGGACGGGTCACGGCGGAGGAGATCGCGGCGGTCGACGAGTACATCCAAGACGCCGAGGATCACGGGCTGCCGGACGAAGAGGCGGTCGTGTCGGAGCTGGCGCCGATCCTGCGGCGGCGGGCCGAGAACGCCGCGGTGGTGCGCGCGATCGACCTGTACGGCAAGCGCGCGGACTTGTCGGAGGTGACTGATCTGCTTGGGCAGGCCGAGCGCATCGGCGCGGCTGACCTGGCGATCGGGACCAAGGCTGACGACGGGCTGTTCGCGGAGGTGCAGAAGCTGCAACATGCGGAGCGGCTGCCGACCGGGATACCGGAGTTGGACGTGCAGCTCGACGGCGGCCTACAGCGCGGCGGGCTCGGGATCGCGCTTGGTGGCACAGGTTCAGGCAAGAGCATGTACCTGACCCAAGTCGCCGCACACGCGGCGTTGCTCGGGTACGCGGTCGCGGTCGCGACGCTGGAGCTACCCGAGCCACTGTGGTTGGCGCGGTACGCGGCCAACATCACGGGCGTGCCGATCCACGCGATCCTCGACGGGTCGATGGACGAGGCGCGGCGGCGCTTGGCGCGCATGAGCGGGCACATGGGTCCGTGCGTGGTCAAGGAGTTCACGCCGCACGGGACCACCAACGCGGATATCGAGCAATGGATCGAAGTCTGCGAAGCGGATCTCGGTCGTCCGATCGACCTGCTGGTTGTGGACTACGTCGGCAAGATGATCTCGGGCAAGAAGGACGAGAACACGTACACGGCCATGCGCGTGATCTGCGAGGGTCTGCGTTTGTGGGCCGACGAAAACAACAAGTGGGTGTGGTCGGCCGAGCAAACGCAGCGGCGCAAGCGGGAGGGTCGGAGCAAGAAACAGCGGACGGACACCGACGACGTGGCCGGGTCGATGCACACTGCGCGCGTGGCGGATCTCGTGATCACGCTGGCGGCGGTCGGCGGTTCGGACACGGACGACGGCAGCGAGCCCGACCACTCGCAGCTCGAATACTTCATCGCGAAACACCGGACTGGTCGGAGTCGGATCGCGATCGGGCCGTTGCCGACATCGTTCGAGGTGGCACAGATTGCGCCGGTTGCACGGGGCGCCGGCATCCTCACAGATGCGTGAGTTACGAAAGGAGATGGCAATGAGTAATTTTCGCGACTCGGTTGAGATCGAAGACGTGACCGTGGTGACGGAGACGCCCGCGGCGCTGCTGTGCGAGATCGACGGCGCGCAGACGTGGATCCCAAAAAGTCAGATCGACGATGACAGCGAGGTGTACCAAGCGGGAACCGAGGGCAAGCTGGTGATCAGCGAGTGGATCGCCAAGGAAAAGGGTTTGGTGTGAAGGGGAGGGCACCCGCAAGCGCCGAAGAGGCGCAGCTTGTCGAGACGGCGATCCTTGGCCTGTCGCCGAACGACGCCGGGCGTATCCGGACGCGGTGCCCGTTCTGTCCCGACCGACGCGGATCGTTTTCGATCAACGTCCGGAATGGGAGCTACAACTGTTTTCGTTGCGGGGCAGAGGGTTGGTTGCGTGACCGCATGGGGGCGGCGCACGAGGTGGTGCCGGAAGCCGCGCCCAACCCCGCGGATCTCGGGCCGCCGGAGTCGTTCTTGCCGCTGTTCGAGGAGCCCGGCCGGAGCGCGCTGGTGACCGAGGATGCGCGTGCGTATCTGCTGGCGCGCGGGCTCGGGCCTGCGAAGTGGGGCGCTGCCGGCATCGGGGCGTGTACATCCGGCTTGTACGCTGGCCGGGTGGTCGTGCCAGTGCTGGCGCCGTCCGGGGAGTGGCTTGGGTTCGTGGGGCGCGCGTGGACCAAGAAGGCCGACATGCCGTACCGGAACGCGCGCGGCATGAAGCGGGTGGATCTGCTGTACAACGAGGCCACGCTCGGCGCGGCGTCGGACGATCCGGTGATCGTGGTGGAGGGTGTGTTCGATGCGCTGCACGTCTGGCCAGACGGGGTCGCGGTGCTCGGCAAGCCCAGCGCGGGGCAGGTGGCGAAGCTTGCTTGCTGCCGGCGCCCGATCGCGGTAGTGCTCGACGGGGACGCGTGGGCGGAGGGGGAGGCACTGTCGCTCAAGCTGCGGCTGTCGGGGCAGCGTGCGGGGTTCGTGCGCCTGCCTCCCAAGATCGACCCGGACGAGATCCCGCTGGAAGAAATTCGTGCGGCTGCGCGGGAGTGCATCAGGTAGTTCACCCAAAGAAAGGACCCATGAAATTCATCGAGTTCCAGATCGAGACGAAGATTTTCGGTAAGCCGTGCTCTGTCGCGTACGCGCACGTGGACGGGTTTTCGATCACGGGGCTGGATGCCTCGTCGGCGATGGCGTTGGCGCACATCGTTTCGCAGTTGGTGCCGATCGCTCCCGTACTGGAACAACCGGGACCGCCACCGGAACAGATACCGGGACCCCCACCGGGGTTGCCACCGGAACCGCCGGGTGAGCGGGTACTACCAGCGGCCTCCCGTCGTGGTCGCTCACCGGGCGGTCCCGCGAGGACGCCCGCGCGTGGCGGCCCACCACGCGTCGCGGTGGTGGATCAGGACGGGAAGGATCTTGTTCCACCGGCGCCGGCCGAACAAGCACCGGCGCCCGGCGCCAACGGCGCGGGTGCTGCACATCCCGAGGCGACGGCCGCGGAAGCGCCCGCGAGTGCGCCCGAGAAGACCACCGGCGACAACTTGGCGCCCGAGTTGCGCCAAGCCACCAAGCTCAAGGAGGTGTTCCTCTACTTGGTCGCACAGGGGGCTGACACGCGCGCGAAGTTGCTCGACGCCGTCGGGAAGATCCGTACGGAGTTGCCGTTGTTGGCGCAGTACGAGGATCTGCCGGATCGTGTGGCGCGCGCTGCCGAGGTGCTGTCGCTGCCGGAAACCTGACCTTGCATCCGCTGCCGCTCTACCCGTCGCCACCCGAGTCCGCGATCGAGGTGGCGACGCCGTCGGTTGTCGATTCGGGGTGCCGGCGGTGCGGGTTGCACGATGGCGTGCGCACGGTGTGCATGCGCGCGGACGGCGAGCCCGGCGGGCTCTTGGTGGTGGGGGAGGCGCCGGGGCGGGACGAGGATTCTGCGGGCCGGCCGTTCGTCGGGCAGGCTGGCCGGCTGCTGCGGCAGCTTGTGGCGCGGCACTGGTCGGGGCCGGTCGCGTTCGACAACGCGATCAGGTGCACGCCGCCTGGTACGCGGGGCTTGGGTGCCAAGCGGTTCAAGACGTCTGAGATCACTGCGTGCCGTGGGTACCTGGCGCAGACGCTTGCGGAGGTGCGGCCCAAGCGCATCCTGGCGTTGGGGCCGTGGGCGGCGGTGTCGTTGCTCGGTCGTTCGGTACAGTCGTTGTCGGCTCGGCGCGGGTACGGCTGGCTGTACGATCCTGCCGTGCCGGTGTTCTACGCCATGCCCCCGACGATGGCCTTGCACAACCGGTTCTTGCACGATTGGTTCGCGCAGGATGTTCGGTGGGCGCTGACCGCGCCGGTGCCACAGGATCCGTGGGGCGTGCGGTACCACGTCGTGCGGACGATCGACGACGCGCGCCGGGCGGCGGGTGCGTTGCGGGGGGCGGCAGAGGGTGGACCGTGGATCGCGTACGACTGCGAGACGGCTGGCCGGATGTTCTGTGCGGAGTTCCGGTTGCTCGCGGTGGCGTTGGCGTCGGCAGACGGGGCCGCATACGTGTGGGGCCGCGAGGCGCTGGCCGACGGTGCGTGCAGTGCGGCGCTGCGTGCCGTGATGTCGAACGACCAGATCAAGAAGATCGGACAGAACGTCAAGTTCGACATGCTCGCGATTCGGTGTGGGTTGGGCGTGGAGGCGCTTGGCGTGGTTGGTGATACGCGGTTGTGGCGGCGCCTCATGCAGTCGGACGCGGTGGCAAAGCTCGAAACCATGTCAGAGCTGGTTGGTATGGGTGGGCACAAGGCCGAGATGTTCACGGCCAAGTCGGCGGGGCTGCGCATGGTGCGCGCGAATCTCGACAAGCTTTTGGCGGGGGAGCTGTTCAGCGTGGAGCAGTTGTATCCGGGTCTGGATCCCGCGATTGACCGCGCGCTTCGGCGCGACCCGAAGTTGCTGGAGGACTCCGAGAAGTACGCGTACGCGTTCGTGCCGGATGACATTCGTAACCGCTACGTTGCGCGCGATGCGGTGACGACTGCGCGGCTGGGCGTGCTGCTGCGTTCGTGGTTGGAGGCGCGTCCGGATCTGTTGCGGATCTGGTCGATGGTGGTGGGGCGTGCGACGCGGGCGGTGGAGCAGATCGAGGCGTGGGGCGTGCGCGTGGATCGCGACGCCATCGCGCAGCTTCGCCAATTTTTCGGCGGGCGCGTGTCCGAGGTGCGCGCGCGGATCGTGGCGTACGGGGACTACAACCCCAACAAGCCGGCCGACATGGCGCGCCTGCTGTACGGGCAGCTTGGGTTGCCCTGCCAGAAGGCTACCGCGGGTGGCGCGCAGTCGACCGACGAGGAGGCGCTGGAGGTTTTGGATCACGACGCGGTTCGGGATCTGCTTGAGTACAGGCGACTGACGAAGCTTAAGGGCACGTACGCGGACGGGCTCGCTTCGCACATCCGCGACGACGGGAGGATCCACACGGACCTGAAAATCGACGGCACGGGTACGGGCCGCTTGTCGTCGGCTGACCCGAATCTACAGAACATCCCGCGCGACACTGACCCGGAGGGCCGCACGGACGGGCGGCGGATCCGATCCTGTTTCGTGGCGTCGCCCGGTCACGTGTTGCTGGAAGCGGACTACAACCAGCTCGAACTTCGGGTGGCCGCGATGCTGTCGCAGGATCCGGCCATGATCGAGATCTACCGCGCGGGGCTCGACTTCCACTTGCGAACGGCGCAGTTGATCGCGCCGACGGCGTGGAAGATTCGGCCGGAGGATGTCAAGGACAACCATCGGGCGGACGCCAAGCGGTGCAACTTCGGCCTGATCTACGGGTTGGGGGATCGGGCGTTGGCTGCGCAGATCCGGTGTAGCGTGGCCGTGGCCGCGCGCGTGCGCGAGGCGGTGCTCGGGCAGTTCAAGAAGCTCAAGGCGTGGATGGAGGCGCGGAAGGCGGAGACGCGCAAGACGGGCCACACGTGGACGTGGTGGCACGGGGAGCGCGCGCGATCCCGGCCGCTGTTCGGGATCGCCGATCACGACGACGCGCGCCGGAACACGGCCGAGAATGCCGCCGCGAACACGCCGATCCAGGGCACGGGTTCTGAGTTCTGTCTGGCGTCCGTGATTGAGATCGTGGACTGGATCTCGCGTGAGCACGTCCCCGCGAAGCTCGTGCTCACGGTGCACGACTCGATCTTGCTGGAGGTGCCCGAGAGTTTGGCGTGCGACGTGGCGACGCGCGCGCAGGACATCATGACGTCGTGGACGACCACGGGTCCCGGGATGCCGCTGGAGGTTCCGCTGGTGGTGGATTTCAAGGTGGGGCGGACGTGGGGGTCGATGGAAAAATACAAGTTCACGCGGTCCTTGCCGGTGCAGGTCGCCCAAGAAGGATGACACCCGTGCCGACCAAGATTCTAGGCCCCTCGTTGCACGTCGAGACGTACCTGGCTGACGCGGTTACGATCGACGACTGCGATCTCGACACCGAGATGACGCGGGTGTCAGCCGACATGGCGTGGTTGGGGGCGCAGTTGGCTACCGCCAGTGAGGCCGCGATGCGCGCCGATCGCGCGTTCAAGCGGGCCGGGGCTGCGGCCGGGCTGGCTGCGCGGGAGGCGGGCGCGCTGGAGGGGGGCAGGCGCGTGACCGAGGGGGCCATCGAGGCGGCGGTCTTGCTCGATCCCGTGGTCGGGGCGGCGCACGAGGCGTACGTGGTAGCGGAGGGTGAGCGGCTGCGGCAGCTCGGGTTTTTCCGTGCGTGCTCGGCCAAGAAGGACATCCTGCAATCGAAGGCCGCGACGCTGCGCAAGGAGCTGGAGCACGAGCCGCTCGTGCGCAAGCCAGCGGCGTTCGACGGCAACCCTCGTGACTACCATGGTGACGAGGGCGACAGGTTCGACGATGTCCCTGATGGGTCGTAAGACCCACCCAAAAACCAGAACCAAAACAGAAACGGAGACAACCATGAGCGAAACGAAGACGACCAACCTTGCGAAGTACGTGCCTTACGACATCGACGCTGTCGATGAGGAGGAGCGTGATCTCGCGTCCGGCGGCGAGTTCCTGAAGATCAAAGCCGGCAGCACGATCCTGCGGTTCTTGCCGCCGCTGGCGACGCGCGTGTTGCCCGGTAAGAAACCGAGCCCGTTCGTGATCGTGCCTCAGCACGCCGTCATGCCCGTCGGATCTCAGCGCAACATCTACATGCCGTGCGCGCGCATTCTCACCAAGGGCAAGAGTTCGTGCGTCGTGTGCGACCGGATCGAGAAGCTGGCCGGGACCGGCAACCCGGCCGACCGTCGCGCGTCCGAGGGCATGGAGGCGCGCACGCGGGTTTTCTCGAACGCCATCGTGCGGTCGGAGCCGGAGCACGGCCCGTGGATCTACCCGTTCGGCGTGAAGATCCATGAGTTTCTGCGCGCGCTCCGCAAGGACGCGACGGTCGGCGGGGACTTCACCGACCCGATCAACGGGTTCGACATCATGATCAAGCGTAAGGGCACGGGGCGCGACGACACCCGGTACACCCCGATCGCGGCACGCAATTCGTCCCCGCTTGGCAACATGGACTGGATCGAGCAGCAGGCCGACCTGCGGAAGTACGCGCGGATCCTGACGGTCGACGAACAACTCAGCATGCTCAACATCCGGCGCAGTTCCTTCGACGCGGACGCGGCGCCGAGTAGCCGTCACTTACCGGCTGGCGAAGCGTCTGGTGAGGGCGGTGCTGGCGTGACGGACGCCGACTTCACCGACACCGACGACGACGACTTCGGCGGCCCTCCGTCCGGCGGGGACGACAACCTCTAGGAAAGGCGGCGTAAATGGTTCGCAGCATCATCGCAGTGGTACTAGACCGTTCCGGTTCCATGATCAGCATTCGGAACGACGTGGTCGGGGGGTTCGACAGCTTCGTGGCGGCGCAGAAGGCCGCGCCGGGCGAGTGCAAGCTGACGCTCGTGCAATTTGATAACGAGTACGAAGTCGTGTGGAACGCGCGCGACATCAAGGATGTGCCCAGCATCGACGCGTTCTATAGGCCGCGCGGTAGCACGGCCTTGCTCGACGCGGTCGGGCGCGCGATCAACACGGTCGGGGATGACCTGGCGAAGCGGCCCGAGGCCGAGCGGCCCGGCAAGGTCATTATCGTCGTAATCACCGACGGGCACGAGAACGCCTCGAAGGAGTTCACGAAGAAACAGATCGCGGACATGATCAAGCTCCAACGGGAAAGCTACTCATGGGAGTTCACGTTCATCGGTGCCAACATGGATGCGTTTGCCGAGGCTGGCGGCATGGGCATTCCGACGAGCGGGGCGCTGGGCTACGTTTCGAGCGCGGCCGGCGCAAAGGGGATGTTCCGAGCGGTGTCGGCGTCGGTGCTGCGCGGACGTGGCGGGCAGTCGATGGCGTACAGCGTGGCCGAGCGGAAGGCGGCCGAGGGTGAGGGCGAGAAGAAGCCGTGAGCGTGACGTCCAGCGCGGAGGAGGAACACGGTCACGATGCCACCACGTCGGACTGACCATAGCGCGCGCGTGATCGCGGCCATCGCGTCCAAGCTCGGCCCGCGTGTTGTACACGCGGCGTCTGCCTTGGACGGGGTGACCGAGGTAGTGCCCTTCGGGATCGGCCCGCTGGACCACTACGTGTGCGGGTGCGGCGGGCTACCCGTCGGGCGGCTGACCGAGATGTTCGCGGAGGAGGGGACGGGGAAATCCTCCCTCGCGTTGGCGGTCATTGCGCAGACACAGAAGATGGGCGGCACGGTGATCTTGGCCAAGAGCGAGGACGATCCGCTTGTCGATCGCGCCAAGGTGTTCGGGGTGGATCTGGACAAGCTGGTGCTGGTCGAGGACGGGTACCTCGAACAGTACCTGCTTGCGTGGGAGGTGGCGATGCA